AGTAACTGCTTATTGGAATCCTCAGCACTTTCAAACTTTGTTTCGAGTATCGCTTGCTTTACATTCTGAACATTCTCTGCAACGTAGTAACCACCTAACGCTGCTGAGATTAAAGACAAGATAACGATTACAACTGCGAACGTTGCCCCCGGTCGTTTCCTTGCATAAATTAGGTCCAACTTTTCCACACAAAGTTTTTGGTGCGCTGTTAGTTCGATACCAATTGCATTCACTATTTTTCTTGTATCTGTTATTGCCATTCTAAACTTTTCCGCGTTAGTTTACTATTGATTAACTAATAGTTCCAGAACGCAACTTAAGAACCTTGTTTACACTCCTTGATACTTCACGTGATATGATGGCAATACCCGTTCTGCCGAACTCCCCGATAACGTCGGTACGCTTCGGTATATCTACTTCCTTAACCTTAACCCAACTGGTAGTAGTTTTCTTTGCATGCTTACCCGACTTCATTGTCTTAATTCGATAGGAAATATTCTTAACCGGAAAACAAAGATAGCCGCCATTCTTGGCTTTAATCTTTCCACCCGTCTCATGTATGTGCGCGTAAGGCATACTATTTGATAACCTTACACTTGTATCAAATCCACCCTTTCCCGACACCAATGTCCGCATATACCAAGCACGACGTAAGGTACCGGTTGGTGCATTTAAACCTGGACGCCCCGAATAATATTTCTTCTGCACAATACCCAGGAAATAACTCATTCCCCTTGATATCGCTTGCACCGCTGTCCGGTTCAATTCACTCTTTCGGGTGTTGAGCTCCTTTACAAAAACTGGAAAATTATTTGTAATTGTAAAGCTCACAGTAACTGCATCCTTTTGTAAGGATTTAAAATTTCCCGAACCTCTGGGAGAAGTGGCAGGTGAGGTACGTTAAGTCTGGAATCACGCGAAGTTAAGCCATCCTTATCCGTACCGATCACCTCGAAATCAGACGTATGCTTCCACATATATCGTACTTGCATTTCACAAGCCATGATTATATCAGGAGCAACATCACATAGTGAAGGTATGCTTACAGATTCAATAACTCCGGAAGCCGTCTCCGCCCCAGCGCTTTCACCCATTGTTTGTGATAACGTTTCACCGACTGTAAATTGACCGTAATAGTTTTCCACCACAAGTGCACGCGTAAGCGCAGTGTAACTCTTTACAATTCCAACTGCACCACTGCTTGAACCAAAGACAAATGAATCTACTGTAAACGTTCCAGTATAACCGGTTGCCGATATAATGTAAGTAGCATCAACCGCGTGAGCAGCGAGCCCACCCGTGTAACGTATACGCAATGAGTTAGGGCCAGCAGTTAACAGGTTATAACCGAATGGCATGCAAACTGCTGATGCGTATTCATTCATGAAACAATCAGTAACTTCGCTTTCATCGCCTTCCCACTCACCAGTTGGATCAGTGTAAACATCGGTGAGTGTAACGATAGGGATTGCTTTCAACCAATAGATTCGGGTAGTTGGTGCAACTGTAAAGTATTCGGTATAGGTAGTTTTGAGAATGCTTCTGTCAATATACTTTTCAACCATGTTCGAACAGGTAATCATCCACGATTTCAAAAGCCTGTCATTTTCATTTTTAATGGCTAACGGCTCGGATTGTGCACCCATAACATGGGTTCGTATTCTTCGTATACTTGACAGAAGCATTTTTATCCTCCTCTACCTTACTTTACAATTACGGCAAATCTGCAACAACAAGTGTCGCCGAAGTCGGAACGGTATCGGGGCCACAAAGAATAGCGGTCGCGCTCCAGATAGCAGCCGCATTAATGTCGTCCGATTTATCGCTCTTAAGCCATACATACCGAAGCAAGTTTTTACACTGTAAGGACATCACTTCAACGGCATTATGCGCCGAAGGGGTTCCTTGTGTAAAGGTTGCGTCAGTAACTGCCGTGGCTGCACTGGGATCGGTAGCCGCACTGTTTACAACCGTGAAATCGGTAATTGCACCGGACGCAAAAACACCCTTATTGAGCTCAATGATAACTTCATCGAAATCCTGAGTATCGATGTAGCCGACGGTGGTTGCCGCAACACCATTGTAAAGCACGGTTGTGCTGGTCGTAAAGCTTTGCGGCTTTACAAGTTGTTGAAACTTTACTTTCTCAATTGTCTTGATCATATCGTTCTCTCCTCTTTGAATTGTTAACCGTTCTTAAGATTGACCCTCTTTACAAACGTTAACTCCGCTTTAAGATTGAAGGAAGCCCGGTCTCAAATACCCGGGACTTACACCTTCACTCTTACCCCACCCTTACCAAGAGGCCGGACTAACTTGCGCCCCAATAACCTTTGTAAATGCAGCCGGTCGCATTGCAAGGCAATCGACTTCCTGGAAGGCTACAATGTACATTTGATCGTCAAGGAAAGCTGAACCGGTTGAACCGTCGCCAGCAACATCGGAAACTTTGATTGCAAAGTCGCGCCAAAAGGCTACCCAGAATTTTGCCCAATTGCCGAATAGTACACTTGACGTAGTGGAAGAGCCGTAGGAAGTCTCGGTACCCGACAACTGGGTTGACGTACCGAAATTGTAACCAAGCACGTCACGAATGACTTGATTCGACATCAACGGATTAAGCGCCATAACCGGTGCGCCATCTGCGGCAGCTTGACCGCTATACTGAACAACGGTTTGCCGTTTCATGCCAGCTAACACTTCCGGCCGCATAAGATAGCCAAAGGTTCCGGGCATGTTAAGTTCGTCGGCCACGTCCAAATCCATTTGCATATTTGCAGCATGATCGATTTTAAACCGTGTACCACGAAGGTCGCCACTGGTCGGAACTGTACTGGTTGTAAACCCGGTTTGATGCATAATACCGAGAGGCTGGTAGTTTGAACCCGTACCGTTTACAAGACCTTCATGGAATTTAAGCGCCATTGATTCGGCAAGCAACTGCTTAATGATCTGGTCGGATACACCACGCGACTGGTAAATTAGGCGATTGCTTTGTTTTGTAAAGCAACCAACTTTTTTCGGTCGAAGGTTTTTCTGCCCGTAAGTTGCCTGGCTTGCAGTAGGTTTACCATTTTCACCAACCCAATAGGACGTAGGCCGACCGGTAATAGTTGGTACCGGAAGGTCGCCCACAAGCCCGCGGATCATGGTTACACCGAGGTTAAGGATGGGTGTTTGTGCAATGGCCATTTCAACAATATCGTTTGTCAACTCCTGAGGAATTAACACACCGCCTGCTGAACCGTCACCGGCTTCATTCGCACGAACCTTTGCATACTCACGCACAACCTCTTGCTCGTAACCTGCACCGTGCCATGGGTTATCATGACCGGCCGCACCAGAAAACGCCTGTTTGTAAAGCGCACCGATGAAGGATGTAAATGAAAATTTCTTGGCTTCCTTATCGCCGAAACCGGGCATCGAAGCAGCTTTCATCTGCTTTGAATCTGCTTCCAATTTGTCAACGTAACCCTTAAGCTCGCTGAGTTGTTTTTGCAACCCATCTGTAGCTTTCTTGCTCTCTTCGCTCGAACAAACGAGCAGGTCTTTTACCTGCGTTTCGATGGACTTCTGTAGCCCAACAAATTCACCCTTGATCTGTTCCATTGTAAGTTCCATTTTTAGAACCCCTTTCTTTAAAGTTGTATAGGTGTAAAAAGACTTTCAGTTTTCGCTACTGGGTACAATGACTTACGCAAGGACGCTGTCGGTGACTGTTTAATAAGTACCGAAGCTTCCTCATGAAAGGCCAATTGTATAGTTTTGATTTCATCCAGTATTTTTTTCATTTCAATCATCATATTTGTGAATGGGTCGAGATTCAATGTAAGATTGATCGCTGGGGATGAAGGTATCGTGGGTTCTTCGACGGGTTTGTTGTCTTCCTCCGGTTTGTCAATCTCTGCTTCGACGTTTACATTGACAGAAATGGAAACCGGTTTGTCAAGTTTCATTTCCTCTGCAAACATATCAAGTAGGTTGACGTCGTTGAATAAACGAAAGCGTTCGGCAACGTAAAGGTCTGCTTGTTTGACCTTAAGCTTACCAATTGCTTTGAGTGTGTTCTGTAAAGCTGAAGGGTTCGCGGGAATCCCACAAGGCGACCATTCGAGCATTGACCATTCTTGATAATCGACACCCCATTTACCAAGACCAAGTTTTTCGGCCTCCGATTCGTTCTGTGGTTGATATGCTTTTATCGGGATGAATCCAATTGAACACGCTTTTAAAAAGCCCGAACGTGCAAACCTGAAAATCAAATCCGATAACCCCGATTTATCAACTGCATCGTCAAGGAACAACCCCCATGCTTGCACATTCTTTTGGCTCTTATCATTCCAGACCTTTACAGTGTTTCCAATTGGGGGAGTAGAGTAATCATGACTGAAAAACATGACGGGATTCTTCATGTAGTCATCATAAGCCCCACCATTCGCCCGTACAATGTCACCATGCCGGTCCTTGGTCTCATTGGTGACAACGTATTGTAATACACGCTGTTCATACCCCGGTGCGTAAACTACGCCAATCTTGTCACATAGCTTACGGCATTCGTCGGCAGTCATTGAAACAATCGATGGCTTCTTTACTGCGAACACCTTACTCTGCGGGCCGCTTAATGCTAACTCAAGATTTCGTTCCATGTTTACATTCTCCTTTAAATTATGAACAGGCCGTAATTAATTTGCAATTCGGGACGCACTCTTTGCTGTTGCTGTTGTTGCTGTTGTTGACGTTGAATAACAACGGGCGATACCATCATTCTGTGAATAGGTTCACGTTGAATTGGTTCACCGGTCTTTAACTTCTTTGTTAAGGCATTTTTCTTAATGTTTACTTTTCTACTAAGCATTAGTACCCTCCACCGCTATTGCGACACATCGACAATTGATAATCTCCCCGACATCACCGAATGAATACAATGGGTAAGGCATGTTTACACCTGGAAAGTTATCGCCCATTTTAACCGCTCCCGCTTCACCGGCAACAACATGTGTATGCCTTACTAAATCATCATTCGCTGTAACCCATTCTGTATACTCAATACCTTCTGCATTCATCGCTTCGAATCGTGATTCATTTGTAATGATTCCAATTTCAGTTCGTGCAATCATGGTCGATTGATTTCTCCGAACCTCGCCGACATCACCGATTGCTGTCTTAATTCTTTTTGAAGCTTGCGCAACTGTTTCACCGGCTTTGATAGCTTCCTCTACCGCAACACCAATCTTATCGCCCACTGCTTGCATGGTGGTTGTATTGATCGATTCGATTTCGTCTTTCCTATTGTTTACATAAAGGTCAACCAATGGATCAGTTACATGCCAGCTTATCAGCCCACCCAGTTCTTCGGAGAGCTTTGCTTGTGACCTTAGCAGTTGATCCTTTACAAGGGGTGCAAACACTTGTTTCAATGCCTTATTTTCTTTCACGATGTCAAGTAGTATTTCATCGAGCCTTACACCTTTAAATTCCTCGGCCGCTTTCATTTTGAATGCACCATCTACGT